CCATTATTTTTTGATATATTTCTTTTAGCAGGCTGTTTACCTATTGTAATTATTTCTTCTTTTGGCTTATGTAGCTGATGATCACAAGTTATTTCTATTTTATCTATATCTTTGAATTGCTTGTATTTTTCTTTGAATTGTTCGATGTTCATTTTTATTTTTTCCTTTTTACGAGTATAGCAAAGATGAAAATAAATTCAATAGAATTTTGTTATACTCTTTGAGTATTTTTCTACGATATTTATAAGGTGTAAAAAAAACTCGCACGGGTTTCCCCGTGCGAGCTATGTTTAGTCGTGCATAAAATTACACGATGAAATTAGCGATATTCAATCTTGCGTAGAATTTGGCGCCTTCCCTTAACAATTTTTTCCCATACCTTGTTAACAGACCCTTACGAGGTGTGAAGGAATCTGGGTCGAGGACTACTGGGGTCTGGGTTAGTGGCACGTATGGGCAGTAGAAATAACCGCTGTCCATGTAGCTGTCGCCCTTATAGCCCATTAGGATTTGACCTGTTGGGAATAGTGGATCCTTGTAGAGTCTCCAACGATTGTTCACAGTACCGACATACTGGATGCCGAGTGAGCTAGTGAAAGTCTCTGAAGGAGCTGGTGCGAAACCGGCTGTTGCTGTCTCGAATACTGAAGCTACTTCTGGACTTGTTACTAACCAATTGGCACCACCACGTAGTGTCTTACGATGAATTACGTTGCTGATCTCGACGACCTTGACATAAAGACTCTCGTAACGCTCTTTAACTGTATCACCGAGGGCGGTGCTATAGTCCCAAGCCGAAACTGTACCAGCGTTATTGCGGAGATCGCCTAGAACTTCACGATCGATTTCTAGGTTGATTTCCTGAGCAAGAACGGCAGTTAGTTCGGCCTCTGCATCGAGGTTATGCTGACTACGTAGATCTTGCTGAGCCTCGTAGCTCCAAACTGCTTTCAGTTTACGAGTCTTGGCTGCAATCTCTTCGCTCTCAATGGTGAGATTGATCTCGGGCATATCCTTGTTGCCTTCCATATTGTACTCATATGATACAACTATGGTGTTGGCACCTGGATTATTGTTCCAAGTTAGGCTTACTTCACCCGTCGATGGGTCAAGTGTGCCACTTGTTACTTTGTCCGTTGGGCTACCGACATCAACAACTGCCATTGTTCCACCAGCGGAAACAACGAAAGTGTTGCAAACAACATTACCGTCATAAACTGTACCGGTCATGGTACCAGCAATGACTGGAATGTGCTCAACAGTGAAAGCACTGGTTGTGCCGCCGGCGTCAGCATGACTCTCGTTCTGAACGAACTGATGAGAGTAGAAGACGTCGAGGTTGGCCGTACCATCAGCTAGCTGCTGTAAGCTGTTAGCATCATCACCTGGGAATCCAGCTTTGCCTGAACCACGGACAGCACCCTTGTTGCTACCGTATCTAAAACGGAGATAATAAACTAGACCGGTTGGGCCGAGCAGTGGCTGGACCGATACGATCTTGTTTGCGATCAACTGTGGGTAAACTCTTCGAACTAGTGGTATGCTAATTCGCTTGAATTGAGCAACGTCACCAGTGTCAGTCGAAACCTCATTGATGAGTCTCTGATTCTCGAGAAGGACGGCTGTAGTGGATCGGACGTAACGATCTTCGATGCCCTCTAACAAGCCGGTTTTCTTCCAACGACCTTCTAGCTCCTTAGCCTCGTTGAGAAATCTTGCGTTAATATTCATTTTTCCTTACTTTCTTTTTAAAATTGATTAGCCAGCAGAATCCATTCAGTCGTCGATCCTCTTGATACCAGCTAAAATATGCAAATCGTTAAAGTCGTGTAGAGTACTGTTATTTTCCGCAATAACAGCTTCGCCGGCGACTACCTGTCCTCTCCCCATTACATTCTTGCTCTTTTCAGCTCTTTCTTTCATTTCATTGACTGTTTTAACTTGTTTGCGGTGCTCGGCACCATTGACTTGCTCCGTCATGACAGTCTGTGCATGTCGGACAGTCTCTGTTAGTTTCGTGTTCTCTGTTGATAGTCTTATGCTTCTGGCCTCTAGCAACTTGATTTGACCTTTGAGGTTATCAATCTGCTTTTTGGCTTCTTCGACTTTGCCAGAACTTACCCCAGCATAATCTTCGTCACTTAGATACTCACTTGTGATATCAACAATCTTGTCAAAAGCGTTTCTGTGTTCAACAGTTCTTGGATCAGCAAGAACGTCTTTCTTAGCCTGCTCATATATCTCAGAGCCCTTGAACTGTAGGAACTGGTCAACCTTGTCAACAATATACTCTTTCATTTCGGAGAGCTTCTTGTCATATTCCTCATAAAGCAATACTTCGAGATTATTGTTTTTGCTTCTCTCTTCTTTGAGCATCTTATAAGCTTCCTCATAACCCTCTTCGAGAGCAGCCTCATACTCCTCACCTTGAACTTCAAGACGATTCCTGAGTTCCGAGATGATGCTATAAGCTTCGGTATAACCTTCTTCGGCTGTATCTTCGGCTGATTTTAGTTCATTGGAAACTTCGGCATAGGCGCCCTCCAATTTGGAATTAAATTCAGTTTCTAGTTCGCCTTTGGCGTCTTTTAACATTTCCTCTACTGCTGAACTTACCTCTTGAATTTGATCGGCAGGTAAGAGTTTTTCTAGTGCTTCTTTAATTTTGCTCATGAGCCTAAACCTCGCTTTAATGAATTGGTTGAATTTTCGATTATTGTTCCTAAACAAGCAATTAATGCTTCTTTATTAACAGTATATATGCTGCTGCTTTCATTTTTTGCTAGAATTTCTTCCCCCGAAGAAGAAATTTCTACATTTTCTTTATTGTCTTTAACTTTCTCTTGAAAAGCTGCGAAAGTGCTAGGATCAGCTACTGCGTCAAAAGTTATAAGTTTATAACTTTCACCGATAACCAATACTCCATTTTCGTTTACTTTTCCATTGCCAACACCTCTGCTACTAATTCCAACTCTAACACCATCGTTTAAAAGACTTTTTAGTATTTTACCGTGAGGTGTGTTGAGTATCTCTCCTTCTCCCATGAGGACGTTGCCATCCCACCAAAGTCTGGTGACGACGTGGCTGGCTTTTTCAAAATGTACTATGCTGTCAGTTGGGTGATCTAACTCACCGATTAAACCTCTGTGCTTTACACATTCATTAAGTTTTTTGACGTTCTCGCTGAGAACTTCAAATGGATATATTCTTTTATTTTTATTGATAGCTTCGGCTTCTTGAAATTTTCCACGGAATCTTGTGAGACCTTTGTCCGTGATACTTTCATTGAGTTCCATGTTGAACCCACCACCACAACTATCTATGAATAACATTTCTTTTAACATTGTTTTTCTCCTTTATATTTATTTGGCAAAAGGATTTTGAAGATTTGGCCAAGTGTCTTTGCCTTGGTTTGTTCCGAGATCTTCGCTCTCCTTATCAACTCCTTTTTCGCCCTTCATCGTGAATTCCATTGCATTTGGAACATAAGGATTATTTAATGTTGGATAAACATGGTCGCCGCCAATGTTGCCCCAACCATTATCTTTCATTTCATCATCCAGATCATTTATAATAGTCTTGCCATCGCTAACTGGAGCTGGACTATCGACTACGCTATTGTCCTCCAGATCAGCTGCTGGGCTATAGGACTTTTTGGCTTTATTTAATAGAGCTGGATGTTCTCCGTTTGTGCTTATAGTTGGCATATCTTCAGACCAATCTTCACATCCGAGATTGCTCTCATAAATTCCCTTGAGATAATTAGCAACGAACTCAGCAAGTTGAACATCTGGCTCTTCTTCTTGGTTTACAACCAGGATACACTCATCGATTAGTTGTGATGTCTCGGAGGCAACTTCCTTGTCTCCAAGTTTCTCTGCTAATACTTTGAGATTCTCAAGAGCCTCAAGTAGGTCCTCGAACACCTTAAGCTCAGAGTTGCTTGATTCGTCGATATACTTGTAGAACTTATCGGCAACCTCTTTGAATCCTGGATACTTGTCTTCACAATCTTCACAAACTGTGGCACCAGCTAGATTCGTGATTTTGCCAACTCGGTCAGAGTATGCGTGATGTGCAGTTCTGAGCAGTCCCTCGGCAATGAAGTTGCAAGTGTTGTCGTCAAAATTTCTTGCACCGACAGCAACTAGCGACTCTTTAATCATGGCAGCTAACTCGTCTTGAGTAACATAAACTAATTCTGGGAAGTTCCTGACAGCGTTCTCGAGACTTGTTTCGAGCATGTTGTTGTCAGAGACGTTATTATACTTCTTGATTTGTGCTACACTCTTGATGAAGTTTTCGTTCTTAACAAGGCCTTTACCTTTGTTTCTGAGAACTTTGACTTCAGTGTCGATTGTCTTCCAATCAAAACTTAATACTTTGCCTTCATTTGCTTTGCTTACTGTTGGTATTTTGATTCCAACAATGTCGCCATTGTCGTTATGCTCAACGAAACACTCTTTGTAAACATGTCCCATTTCCTTATGGTTCACATAACCAAGAACGTTCTCTGTTAGATTGTTCCATTCTTTCATGGTTTTAATAACATAGATTCGTGCTCTTGGGTTGCTGATGTTTTTGAGACGACGTTTGGCACTTGCTGTCTTCATTTTGAGATAAGACTTGATGCCCTTACGCTTTCTCTTTGTTTTCATCATCGCTCGTATTCTCTTGGCAACAACGCCTCTTGGCTGCTTCCTGCGGCGAAGCTTGCTTCTTGGGCCTGTTGGTCTGCTCAGTTTGATTTCGTAACCTTCTGAGATGAGATTTCTTCTTACTAATGGCATATTTAAATATTCACTAAGAACCTCTGAAGCCACTTCCTCGTTGTTCTCTAGGAGATTATCAATCATGTTTGAGATGAGTTTCTTTGATTCATTCTTCTCTGTCTCTTCATCGATTATTAGTTCTTCGACGTTCTCCAAGGCTAAACTATCGTTGGTCAACTTGTAGTTAGCACGAATGATATCTTCGTTTATTTTTCTATAAACAACTTCTGACTCATTGAAGAACATGAGTTCAAGTTTTTCTGTTTCGAGAATTGTTGCAAGAAGCACTTCGGCCTCGATCAGTTCTTTCTCAACTCTGGAGATTGATTCGTTCTCCATTTTCTTGAATTCATCATAATTGATTAATTTACGCTTCATTAATTTCTCCCTAATATAATTTTGTTTTTGCAAAAGGTTCGATACTAGTTTAGTGTGTAGTATATTATTCTGAAATAAAACCTTAAATATATATACACTTTTACCTTTAAAAATTTTTCAAAAAAAACATATATACATTTTAGTGTCGGTCAAATAAAAAATTCAAAGGAAAAATATGAAAAGTTTTCAAGACTATCTAAAAGATAATAAGCCAGTTTCTGAAGTCACTGGAATGAACGTTGGTAAGTCAGCTTATGGTGCCGCCAACTTCAGCAATAGCGAAGCAGAGCAACTAACTCACATGATGAGAGTTGTTGATATGGCAATATCCGAGAATCCACAGAGATTCATCAATGCTTTAAGAGGAATTGCCTCAAGCAACCCAGAAATGGAACTCTTAATTTCAAATATCAATCTTCCAAAACTCAAGATGGCAGCTAAGAAACACGTAGCAGAGAGTGAAGCTGCTGCCAGCGAAGATCATGATGAGTCGGAGTATCTACCAAAAGGCACTAATTGAGAAGCTTTGGTGAATATCTCTTATCAGAAAGCTCTAAAAAAGATTCTGATAAGAAACAGGATAAGAACGATACGAATCAAATCTCTGCCATAATGGACTTAGCAGGGAAGATTCAAAGTGTTTTCAAAAAGTATAGCTTGGGCACTAGACGAGCGGCCTGGGAGAAAATTCATACGAAAAATGGCGACGAGGCCATTAAAGACCTTATGAAAAATCCTGCCCGGTCATTGAGTGCTTTTAAAAAACTATCTAATCAGGGAAATCAAGGAAAATAATTATTTTTTGAAGCCCAGAACCATAAATAACTATAGATCAAGGAGGATCTATGAAAAGGATTTCATGGG